TGACTGATTCTATAATCACCTATACGACCAAAGGGTACGCTTTGATCCAGCCATAGCTGATACCAGCCACTGAGTTTGCGTTTCCCTCCATCGTTTACATAAGCTCTTCCGACAGAACCATCGGTGACCAAGCCTTTTTTTGGATCAGGCTCTAAGCCATTGTCAAAGAGAAACTTTTCAAACTCGGTTCGGTAATCGGTGAAGAACGGTTTATCAAAATTTTTGGTTGGTTGTGATACTTTTAATCCCATGTATGCCCCTAAATGATTGACTAAAATTACTTGTTGATAATATTACACAATTGTATATAATTTTACAAATCATAATTAATCAAAATAGTTAGGAGGTCATTATGAGTTTAACTGTAAGTTCGGGAGATACCGATTACGAAGTCGTTCCAGCTGGTCAACATCTAGCAGTCTGTTACAGATTAATAGATGCAGGTACTAGGGAAGAACAATACAAAGACAACCCACCAAAGAAAAGGCATGTGCTTTTTGTTTATTGGGAATTGCCTGAAGTAAAGATGGGAGACGGCAGACCGTTTACCATTTCTAAAAAATACACACTTACGCTAAACGAGAATGGCACTTTATTTAAAGATTTAAAAACTTGGAGAGGTAAATCATTTACTCAAGAGGAACTCAAAGGTTTTGATCTTTTAAATATCTTAGGTGTCAGTGCTCAATTAGAAGTGGAACATTCCGATGAAGGAAAAGCTAGAGTTGTTTCTGTTTTCAAACCCGATGGTGGTGCAAAGAAAACCAACACTGAAAACGAACAGCAAGCATTCGACATTGATGAATATGCTAAGGGCGATTCTAAGATGATTGAAATATTTGGTTCTTTCCCTGAATGGATGCAAACCATGATCGAAGAATCGTTTGAAGTTTCAGCAGCTATGAAACAACCAAACAGATCTGCAAGCACACCTAGCGGTGGTTTAGATGAATTTAAGAAAGAAGTCTCTGAGGATGAGATTCCTTTCTAATTAGTTTTGTGCGGGTGTAGCTATTTTTTTTCCTTATGTCAAAACACCGACTATACATCCGCACAATCCCTTTTTGCGGGAGCTTACCTCCTCTTATTATATGAAATATAAAAACATATCTTCATGAGCTCCCGCAAATCCTATGTCTGATCCCGTCAATCACCCCGAACATTACCAAGGTTCTATTGAATGCATAGATGCTATTGAAGCCAGCATGACTCACGAAGAGTTTTGTGGTTATTTAAAAGGAAACATCATTAAGTATGTTTGGAGATACAAAAGAAAGGGATTAGTAACTGATTTATTGAAATCAGAATTTTACCTTAAAAGATTAATAACAACAGAAAAGTTGGGGCAAAGTGAGAGAGATTAAGGAGAAGTCAGTTAGGGGGTATTTTCCTTTATCTTTGCCCCGCAATCATTATAACAATAAATAAAATTATGGAATTTAAAGAAGGCTACTACGAGAATATACCTTACGAAGAATATGCTAACATAGGGGCTTACAGGTCTCACGACTTATCATCGTTCATCCGCTGTCCGTATACATGGAAGCATTCCAAAGGTTTATCAGAATCACCAGCACTGCTTGAGGGCAGAGTACAACACACGGTTTTTTTAGAACATCACAATTTTAATAATGAATTTATTATTGAACCAAGAATAGATAAAAGAACCAAAGCAGGCAAAGAAGAGTATGCCATTTTCCTAGAAGAGGTCGAAGGTCGCACACCGATTACCCAAGATCTATATGACATTTGCATGGAAAGAAGAGAAGTTGTCAAAGACTTTATTCCTAAACCTGAACATAAAGTGGAGCTCACCGTTTGTTATTACTTTCATGGTTATGAGTTTCAATCACGCTTTGATTGGTACGATGGCGAATATGTTTGGGATTTAAAAACCTGTAGAGATGCATCGCCTAGAGGATTTAAGTCTGCCATCAATGTGTTTAACTATCACATGCAAGCTGCTTTATATACACATGCTGCTATGTCTTTAGGATTATCCTGTAAAGGGTTTAAGTTTTTAGCACAAGAAAAGCAACACCCCTATCCTTACGCTGTTTATGAAATGTCACCCGAAGCATTGGAGTATGGTCTTGCTAAGAACGAACAAGCGTTACACAAAATGATTTATTGCATTGAGAACGATGACTTCAAACCATTTAATTTAGAAGGTGAGCAGATCGTTAGCCTAGAGGATTTAAGATAGTAGGTTCTGATAAATAAAGATCTTGTACTCTAGGTCTTGCATACAACCAAAAGACTAATAAGTATCTGTCTCCTGATTCTACTGGGAGCCCTCTGTGCATGTGTGTAAAGGATGGGAATATCAGAGCATGTCCTGTTGGCAAAGGATCAACCACGCCATAATTATGAAACTCGGTTCCTCCACCTTTGTAGTCACCAGTGTTTAGTGGAACTACCACCGATATATCAGCCGATTGATCGTGATGCCAATTGCCTTGTTGCTTATCTTTTAAATTGTAATTAGCAATCTGTATGGTTGATGCATGGCTAACTTGGCGTTGCCATATAGCAAGAAAGATTGGATTAAGAACCGTATGCACCACAAACCACATGTTGCGATAAATTTCAGGAACATGTTCTTTTAGTACAATCTCAGGTATTTGTCTTAACTCATCTTCATCGGGATTGGGAGTAAACCCAATATGTTCTTTCATGCCGTCAATTTCATCCATCAACATCTTGCAGAATTGCCTACGAAAAAGAGGCACTCGATAAATCTCAGGATGGATTCTTTTGATATGTTTATGAAGTTTGGTCTTTGGTAATTTGCCCACACCCCTAGATGTGCCGAAACCTGCAATCTCGTTATAGGATTCAACCACCGCTTTATGCAACGGTGCATTGATCATCCAATTGGATTGCATTGTTAAAAGAAAGTTTTTAACCCTATAAGACTTCACAAAACAAGTTTAACAAATGTCGTTGATAATCTCTAGGTCATATCAATTTCAGGGTAGAAATCAATTTCTATTTTTTGGTTCTTTTTTATACTGACAACTTTTTCCGTGTCGTTACTATCAAGATCCTCAGGAGAAATAGAATCAGGTAATTCTGTATTTAAAGGAATAATCTCTGCTATAAACTGACCTTCGTCAAAGCACTGTATCGCAAACAATTCAGCATCCTCATAAGATTTAAAAATACCGTAAGCTGATTTGTGGGCAATATGTTGTACACCATAAGTAACAAATAATACCCACTTTAGATTCATGCTGCTTCTTCTATAATTTTAATTGTAACCCTTGACATACCATACCATTTTACGAGCTCATCGTAAAACTTTCTAGCAACTTCGGCATCGTAAGAAAATTGATAGTCTTTACCGTCTAAAGTAACAGCGTAAGTTCTTTTATTTTTTTTCATATTCCCCCCTATAGGATTTTTACTTTTGTAGGTCTTTTGTAGTAATAAAAAGTCCCATCAAAATCTTTTGGTTTTTCAAGTTTAGCATCGAACACCACATTGTCGCCAACTTCTGCAAAGTTAGTACCAAATACAGTTTGACCACCATCAAGCTCGATGATTGCTTTGTAAATGTAATCGTTGTCGTAAGAATAGTTATCAGGATATTCTTTGATAGCCTTAACAGTGCCTCTCAAAGTAACTCGTTTCTCAGTATCAAGTGGTGCGGTTTGAAGAGCATCAAATCTCTTGCACTCTTTAGCCATGTGATTTGCCCAACATGCATAAACAAAATTATTGTTTTTCTCTGCTTCCCATTTCTTTTTTTGCTCAAACCAAGCATCAAACTTAGCTTGTTGTTCTGCCCTAGCAAGTTTCTCAGCCTCAATGACTTCTTTGTCTCTTTGAGTAATCTTGTCAAGAACGACTGGCTCACCATACAAGTTAATAGGATTCTCTCTGTTGGCATTGACATGATCAACATAGTCCTTAGCCTTGGCTAGAGCTTTGTCCCAATCAATAGAAAGATTGCTAATATGCCAATCTTTGTTGCTTTGCCCAATCTTGTCGCCAACAAACCACTGCTCGTCACAATGATATCTCAAGACATACATCTTGTTTTCAGCACCACTAGCTATGTAGTAGTGCTCGTCTTTTGTTGATCCAGCGTGGTTCACGCTAAAACCTCTCCAGTTTCTTTTTGGTAAAGATGGGCAACCAATGCAGCTCTTGGTTTAAAAAGAAACTCATCGTTAAACATATCCTCAGCAGCAATGGTTCCTCCCTCCCAAAGATCATTGTCAACTAATTCTCTGAACAACTGAAAAGGTTCTATTGCCCAAACTTTTTTAATCATTTTATCTAACACTTCTTTCTGCATTACACCACCTCCAAAATATCGTCAACATAAATGCTTCCTATCTCATCAAACAAACCAACTTCGGTTCCCTTGACATTAACCAGCAATGTTTTTTTTAACCCCTTGCCTTGCTTGATGCTTTCAACCGCAATAGCACTAACTGGAACGCCCAAATGTCCAGTGATCAGCTTTGTACCCTTTTTAATATTTTCAATATTTTTAACAGCCATCATTTCCTCCTTTTTAAAATCAATAGCCACATTTATATTATAAGCATTTTTATACAAATGTATACATTTTTATACAATTAATTATTGAAATTTATATTTTTGAATATATATTTGCAAAGAGGTATAAACATGTATAAAATAGACAGCAATATGGATATAAATTCAAAATACCCGAAAGGCAGAAAGTCACTAGCTATTGATGTGGACACATACGATATGCTGCAAACTATTTGCAATTCGGAAAGAAGAACCAAGATAGATCAACTAAAACTTTTGATTGAGAGAGAGTATCAAAAAATAAACGAAGAAGGGAGTCAGCTGTCCGCTGCCTCATAATATGAGCATCAAAGACAAAGCTCTTGTTGTTTTTAATGAGAGCAGTTCGCTACATCAAAATCCTTGTATTGGCGTTTGTTCTCTTACATATTTCTCAGACAAAGTTTGTCAAGGCTGTGGCAGATCCGCAGAGGATGTCTATGGCAACGAAGAAAAAAATGTAAAACCATGGATGCAAAAAAGCGAAGTTGAAAAAAAATTAATTATTATTGATGCTTGGGAAAATGGCTACTATCCAAGGCAAAGGCTTGAACATTTAGCTGAAAAGTCTAATATATCACTTAACCAAGCACGAAAAATTATAGAGAGAGAGCAATTAAGTCATGTTAAAAAACCTTTTCAAGAAAGAGCCTAAGAATTTACCAAGCACCTATCAAGATAAACTTCAGCCACAAGAAGTGTTGGATCTATTTAGCAGATTAACTCTGCATCATCAAGCAGCGTTGTTAAGATTGATCTCAAGAAATTTAGTGTTAAAACTAAACGACACGGAAGTCTTTGGTTATGAGATGGATTTTATTGTGAATGGTGCAATGATTGAAGCCAGTCTTGAACAAGACGAAATAGTATTAGACGAGACTACCTAATCCTCTTTTCTGCATTTGTCGCATAGCGATTTCTCTATCTGACTCACTAGGAACTATAGTTGGCGACATAGCAAACTGTGTTGTGCCCATATCTAAACTTGGTAGCGGTTCAAACATGTCTACATCAAGCATAGGTGATTGCGGTTGCATTAGACTAGATTGTAAGTTCTGTAGATATTCTTCTCTCTGACCGCCTCTGTAAGGAACATCTTCTTCGGTTAAGGCACCAGCTCCTTCAGCAACTCCTCTAACGCCTGTTTGTTTTGCCTTGTATTGGAAAGTGTTCATAAAGTTAAATGCTTCATCTACGCTTTTGTTTGCGGTGGGATCAAACAATATTTCAGCTATTTTGTCGTAATAACCTTGTGTTTGTTTTTGTGCAATCATTTTGGTTATATCATCGCCAGCCTGACCTATGCCAGTGACTGAACTAACAATTCTTGCTGGTAATCTTGTAATGGCTAAAATACCCTCCAATGCTCTGCCAGTTAAACCAGCTGCTTCAGTTGATAGTTGTCTTTCTAATGCTTGCAATGGTTGCGTAACGGATCCGCCTTTTTGTACAGAAAAGGCTTTATCCATAATGCCAACCAGCTTGCCCCAGTTCTCATATTCATCGGGTTCAAGCATCTCAGCCATCATCTTATCGACACGGGGATTTTTAAAGTATTGCGTGAATCTAGGCAAGCCATCTTCTAAAGACTGCTTACCAAAACGATCTAATTGTTGCAATATGAACTCTTTCTTGATGTCTTGGAACGCATCGGGATCTACGGCTCTTAATATTCTTTTTGCGTTTCTTACTGATTGCACTGATACATTGGGATTAAATAGTTCTGCAACTACTCTTGCTGTTTGTTTGTCGTTAGCAAACTTAGCAATTCTTCCTAATGCACTTTTTTCTGCTAACTGTAATGCTGGCTTGGTAGGATCATAGATTCTTCTTGCTCTTTCATATAATCCCATAACACCATTTTTAGGATCTGAACCAGTAGCTAAATCCATAAGCTGGGTAAGGTTAGATTTAATGTCCATAAGCTCTAACCCAAGTTTGTTGCCCAAGTTTTCTTTTAAAGTTTTTTCTAGGGTGCCATTTCTAATATCATCAAGAAACTTAATGCTGTTTATATTTTCGCCATCTCTGACAAATAGTTTTCTTATGGTTTCTAATTCTTTTTTAGTATTAGGATCGCCAGTCTTGGCAATCTTGTCATCTATTAATTTTAATGTTGGCGTAATATCCACATTAAACAAATCGCCAGCTTGAGGATCAAAAATAGTTTCATAAAGAGCCTTAGATCTATCTTTTCTCTTCTGTAACATTTTCTCTAAAGCAGCATCTACTGATTCTTTTGCTCTTTGTGCTGGATCACCAATCTTGCCACTTCTTGAGCCTATTTCTTCAGCATAGGTTTCTACTGCGTTACGAACCTGAGCTGCTCTATCAAAATAGAATTGGTTTGCTTTTTCTGATATATCAGGCTGTCTGCTCAAAAAATATTGCAAGCTCTTTGCTTTGCTGACTATAGGACCAGCTTCTGCTGGGGTTAGATCAATACCAAATCTTTTGGCTTCTTCTATAACCTTAGCAGTGTCGTCT